GCAAGTTCGACCGCTTTCTTGAAAAAGATCGGGAAGAACGCACGTTGTTTGTAAGCGGCGTATTGTGAATAACCGTCAGCGTCTGACGCTTGGCTCGATGTCTTCGGTAGATAGTCCGTACCCTTCGCTTTTATCTGATCAGAACCTTCGTATACGTCACAGACTCTGACCCATTTCTTCAGCATTTTGTCGTATAGGGGGTGTGTAACCTTTGCCATAAATTCACCTAGCAGCTTAGATATTTTCGGATAGTACCATATTATGTGGTTAATGCGGTACAGTTGCTTTACCTTGGGTGAACCGTTTACCACATGACAACACATGATACCGTGATTCGTCAGCTATATGGTCTTCGCTCGCTGTGTCTACATCGTCAAGGTCTTTTACGTCCCGAGGGATGGTCGGGACTGTTCTCAAGAACTGCTCACATTTGCGTGTGACGAACAACCCCGCATATTCTCTTTGATGGTCATCGTCAGGGGTAGCGTTAGCAATCGCAATGCGCATCAGTTCCCAGCCGTTTTTACGTGAACCCTTTGACTTGTTCGCTTTGACAAATTTGATGCGGTTAGGTGCCGCCGCCATTCGCTCACCGATACTTGTCCCGTCGTCTTTGTTATAGATCGACGAATCGGCAGCACCGGCTGTCACTCGATCCCGCCAACCGTTTTTTATTTCTCGCTCTTTGATCCCCGCCGCAATTTTATCGGACACCATGCGACACCCTTCATTTGGAACACCGTTCCAGCCGTACCATTCATCGACACGAATGATGTCACCTTTGATTGTCGAGATGACGGTACCGTCCAGCAATTCTAAATCGTCACCGTTTGATTCAGTCCACCACCCCACACTGAACGGGGCAGAAGAACCCCAATCAAATGTACGGTAGATAGGCCAGCCCAACGGAACACGAAAGTCGCCAATGACATTGTGTTCGGATCAAGCACGTATTCGGGCGACAGGTAACGGTTCTCTTTGTACGAACTGAAAATTTGCACTTGGTACTTGGTGATTTCAACTTCTTGTTGTGTTCGAGGGTTGAAGACTTCAGCAGTGGTCGCAACCGGAACACCAGCGGGGGCGGGGTCAATGAAGCGGTGTTTTATCCAGCTATTCCCCGATAACCACACGGTACCTTTCTGCCTTATGAAAAACACTTCTGTTTCGGGTACGGTTATACAATAAACCAAACCTTTGAAATTCGACCGTGTCACATTGACGTTGTTGTTTTTGGTTTTGACATTGTATGTGTGATTACCAGTGTTCAAACTGATCGGTCGACCGACAGACAATCCTACATAATACGACCAGTCAGGTGAACCGGTCGGACGTTCTTTTTTCTTAGTAGTGCCCAATATATCATCATCAGTTCGTCGCACCCGCTTGCTTGTGTATACATTCAGTCCTAATTTGACACCCAATTCACACACGTCATCACGTAATCTTTTGGATGTTGTGTAGTAAGCACCCACACTATGTTTTGCAGGGCGGCACCCATCACCGTCTAGAAGTGCGTTTAATAATATTTTAAGGTCGGACGTTTCAGAATTTAGTAATTGTTGCGGGATGAACTTGTCACGACTTTTGCCGAATTGTTTTAAGTACTTCCACCACGTTACCGAATGTACAGTAAACGCTGTTTTCGATTTTTGGTATTTAAACCCGCATCTTTCTAACAACGCGGTTATAGTTGCACGGTGGTGCGGCTTTGATTGTGATATACCGAAGGCTTTGTCACGGTCTACTGTGTAACCTTCAGAAATAAACCAACCCATAAATTCGCAATAATCAGACCACGCAATTGTGAACGGTTGCGATAGTTTCAATTTTCGCGAAGGTGACTGTGTGAGCGTGAACACATCGGGCGAAATGCCTTTCCAACTAGAACAACTTCTAACAATCTTAGGGTCACCGTTTAGTTCAGTAAATGGCATTACCTCGAAACCGTTACTTGTCTTTTTAGGTAACCGATGGTTTTCGGTAAACTCTAAATTTAACCCGCGACCTTTTCGTTTGATCATAACCCCGTCATATTCTTCTGTAATCGTTGCTGATATTTCAGAGTAAAACGCCTCGCCTTGTTTGTTCATGGTTAAGGCTTTGTGGTCAGTGGTAATTTTCTTTATATCGACCCACCCGTTATTTGTTAGAACTTCACCGTAAGGTACGCAATGTCCAACGCCGTATGGGTTAGTTGTGGCGAACACACGAAGTGGAATATCAGGTAGTAATTGCTGCACACCGTTCTTGTCAACAGGGCTGTGTTCTTCGGGTATAAACGACGTGCGATTGATTGACATCGCCGCGTCGTAAAGGGTTGATGTCGGGTGTTTGGTCAATTCGTTCCATCCGTTTTAGGCGTTTGCCCCGACTCAATTAAGAATCGGGGCAAACGCCCCTATGTAGGCGTACTCATGCCCGTGGTACTGGTCATAGTCAGATTCTTTCTTCATGTGGCGAAAGAGCAGTTCTTCACCGTCAGGCCAAACCCATTTTAAATCACTGTTAGAGCTTAGAAATTTTGCACCGTCGTTAAACTTTGGAAACAACCGTTTCGACTTCGATATGATGTCATCTAGGTTCTTATACTCAAGGTCGAAAATAATACCCCGCCAAAATGCACCATACCCCCGCCCGACGAATTGCCTGAAATACATCAATTGCGTCTCGGTTTTCCCGCCCCCGCGCGTCCCGTGAAAAAGAACGTGGTGACAGGGGCAGGACAACGCAAGAACCTGTGCGCCTTTTTGTGGCTCCCATATTATCGGAAGGTCAGAGTCGGATTGAACTTGACCATACGTACGGTTGAACAATTTACTGACGGGTCAGGTTAGATAGAATGACCGACTCAGGGCGCTTGTCAGTACGGCACGGATCGATTGCGGCCATACCATAGGCTAACAAACTATTGATACCAATATCGACAGCGAGTTGTTCCAACGTACCACCCGTTTCAAGAAATGCTTTATTATCTTCAGCGATTATTAATGTTTCCATAACAAACGCAACCTGTGAACAACTCGCCGTGACGTTCTCCGCTTTGATGTATGAACGATAACCCTCGCTGCCGGAGTCGGTCACTTTGTCAAACTTCATTTCAAGTGTCGGGTATTGTTTTTTTAATAACGCAATATCACGGTACTGCGAATCAGTAGGCATGATCACGATGTCGGTGTCTATGGTAATCAAATCAGTCATTGTCGGTGGTCTCAGTTGGTGGGTAAGGGGAATCATATTCAGTGATAGGGTCGGTGTCATCTTCTCCAGCGTGATAACTTGCGCGTGCTGCCGCTATCGTTTGTTTTATCTTCACCAAAAACAGCTTGTATTGAAGTTCTTGATCTTCGGTAAGACAACTAGACAATGCTAAATTTTCAGGTTCAGGGTCAACGAAGAACGGTAACAATTCCAACATGTTGAAGTTTTTTATTTCGTCGGGCATGGTTGCGTGCTCAGTGACGATCAGCGGCTTCGTGACTTCGACGATCTCGGTTTCACATATCACCGGTTTAGGCTTGGTCGTCGCGCACGCGGGTATGAGTAACAATAAGATGATGTATGTTAAGTTTTTCATGTTGCGAATAACTCCCTCATAAATTTATTGAGTGCGTCGGCACCTTTCTTGCGACTGTGCTCACGCTTGACCTGCTTTGCCAGTTTAGCGTCAGCACGCTGTCGCGCTTTGGCTTCTTTCTCTTTCTCTGCCAATAGAGCGAGGCGTCGTTCTTCCATTTGGTCTCGCATTTGGGCAAAACGTAAAGCCTCTTGGTCGATTGCCGCTTTCAAATCCATGACCACATTTTGCTGCTTCTCGATGGTGGCGTCGCATTGCGCAAGTTCGACAAGCTGTTCGGCAACAACTTTTTCAGACTTCAAGAGTTTGTTGTTCTTAACGGTCAGCGCAATGAACAGGGTCGCTATGATCAGCAACATGGTCGCCATACCAGCAAGCGCACCCTTACCGCCCACAAAACCCGCAACCTTGGAAATTATATTAATCATCGTCTGTCATACTCCCTATAACCTGTTTGTAATTGGTTGGCGCGGTCGCCGTGTTGATATCGTCCGCGAAAGCAGCGTTGATGTCAACCTCGGCTTGTTCTGCGGCCTGTGTCACGGTGGGTTTGATTGGCTTCCCTTCGTACGTATTGCTTCGAATAACGGGCATCACCTTGACCTTGGCTTTCGTTTTGACAGGGGGTGCGGCGGTTACCGGTGCGTTTTGAATGTCTTCCGTCAATTCGACAATGGTGTCATTTGCTCGCTTGGAGCCTGACGAACTACCTACGTAGAAACCGACGCCACTGATAGCCATTGTCGACCATCCCCCGATAAGTAAGAGGGTTGCTTCTTTCCAGCCTTCCGGCATGGCACCAACGAGGCCAGCTATCAAACACAAGATCATTGTCAGTTCACCTAAGAGCAAGACGCACACGATGAACCCGCGCATCTGAACGTCATCGCCTGTTCGGGGTGGCTGTACTGGTTGCTTTTTCATATCGGATAAAACCCCGTAGCTAGTCTGTTTTTGAAAATTTGCAAGCCTTCATCGAATGGTACTTCAACGTCCATACGATTGGTTTCAGGATCGCGGAAGCGTGCGAACTCAACCATACGCCCATGTGTCGCGTATGGGTCGGTTCGGCAGTCGATGTGATACATCAACCACGGCTCACCGTTGAAGGTCGCGTCGGGGTAAATACCGAAACCCCTGATAAGTAAATCGCGAGCAACTTGCATGTGGTGATCGACATCCAGATTGTACGGGAAGCCGTCAGCCGCAAGACTCAACCCGTCTTCTAACAACTGCGCGTTGTGTTGGCTGGTTGATGTGGGACTATAGCGAACCAATGCCCCTTTGCCCGGTGACATGGCATACCCCCCGCCGATGTTGTGCCGAAATTGGTTTTGTTTGATTATTATTTCGGGGTGCATTTGCTGTTTCTTGTTTCGATACTCAGGGTCAGCAAAATATTCAGTTGGGATGTTTAAGGTGTGGGTCACTGTGCCACCTCTTGTTTGAGTTGTTTTTGCATACGCGCGGCGTCATCTGCCCAATGTTCGACAGAGTCAACCACAGGTACGATCATCACGCCGCCTTGTATGTGTTCTTGCACTGCACGCTTGGCTGCTTCGCCGGTGGCAATATCGAGCAACATCTTAGTCGCGGACACCCGCGCCGCATGGCTTGAACCGTGCCCCTTATACATGGCGTGTTCTTCCATCCATGACAGATATAGTCGGCTGCGCTTGTCGAGATCAAGTTCACTGTAATCAGCATCACGTATCAGCTTGGACACGTACCCGATCTTTAAGAGTTCCCCACCCCAATATCCCGCGTGTGTAGGAGCGAAGCCGACGCGGGCTGCTGCCGCTGTACTATCACGGTCTTTTAGGTATTCTTCGACAAATTTATCGTAAAGCTGTATGTCTTCCGGCGACAAGTCGTCCGCACGGAGCGACTTAGTCACTAAAGCTGGTTGTCCGGTCATCCGAATAACCCCTCTTTAATTTAGCGTATATATAACATCACGTAAGACATTTTTCAATATGTGATTTGAACCACTGCTCGAAATCGTCGAGCGGTACTACTCGCATTTCATCGGGGGCTGATATGTGATTGGTGATGAACGTCCATTCTTTATCTTTGTCAATACGGTACATCAACACCGGTATACGCTTGACGTCTTTGGCTTGTTGTAATGTTTGACGCCACCATGCCGGTACTTGTTTCTTCTTGGTACGCTTGACCTCGACAGCTAAGTTGAATTCATTGGAAAGGTCAGAGCCGCCGTCATCAGATTGGTTCAGGTTGCGGGTGAAAAAACGGGTGTCTTCGTCACGATTGATTTCGATGTCCATGTCGCGGATCGCTGACCACGTCCAAGCGTTGAGCAGTGCCGCGGCTTCTCGTTCCCCACGTTTACCTTTATCGCGTGATGCTTTGCCCATTATTTACGCTGCTTCTTTTTGAGTTTGTTTTTCTTGCGGCGTTTTTTGATTCGGTTACGATAAGTGTCGACCGACTTACCCTGTGCGTGTTTACCCTTTAACTTCCACGGCGAAATTTGCATTTTTGATTCTCCTTAAAAGTATGAACGGGGGTCAACCATTGCCAACATAGGCGTGTTGAACCCCCGATAGCAGAACCGTACATCCTACCACATGCCGACCGGTACGATAGCCCACATGTATACCTTGGTTTTGATTATATGGTCATACCGGTTTCAAGTTCCGGTTGTCTGGATCAAACGACTAACTTGTGTTGCACCCTTTGCGCTTTCGATTGGATCGTATCGCATAGGCACTCGTTAGCCTTTCCAGATCAAAGGTTCAAACGTTCAATGTTCGACCAACGGTTCAATGTTACCACACTATCTTTGCAAGTACCAAACCGACGACCGTCCCCATTGCGACGTATTGCGCAATTTTCTGCGGTGCTGTCTTATAGACGGTTTCCGTTAGGTCTTCTTTCGGCACATGCTGATAATCGCCCGCTATAACACCGACTACTAACTCGACTTCATCCATCGTGCCGAAATGCAACACGACAGGATTCCCCAAGTCATCGTTAAAAGATAATTCGTTCGGACGACCTTCAACTTCTTCAGCCGTGAACGTTCGCTGTTTTTCTAATTCTAGCAACCCGTTTGCGTTAGGTTTCCAATTCAAGTCCATCGTTACACTCCCGTCGTTGGTTAGTCGGTAAGTGTACTAGCGCAATAGGCCAGAATCAAACCACGGCGGGCGGTGTCCGCGCCTTGCTCGCTTGTGCTGTATGTTGCGGGTGACCTTATCATGACGCAGTTCAGAGTCGGCTTCTGCCAAAAATTGGTAGTACAACTTTTTGCGTGCTGTGGCGTCAGGTGCTGTTTTCAACGCATCCCAATCACCGACGTCTAAACTTGCAACGCCAAACGAAAAGATATCTGCTTCTTTGCGCATGTCTGCGAGGGGGTAATTGTAGTCACCGTCACCTTCGTGTATAACGGCAAATTCATCGCCGCCTAATCTGAACACGCGGGAGTCGGTGAAATGTACGCGCAACATGTGCGCTAGTTTTTTAAGATACTGATCACCCACATCATGACCACACGTATCGTTGATCCACTTTAATGAATCCATGTCGAAGATCAAAACATGTTCGACGCTGATGTCAGTCGTGATGATCTTTTCGAACGCTGCGCGGTTGAATGTACGGGTCACCGCGTCACGATAAACCAACAGTGTTAGCTTGTCGGGATGCAAGTCTGTGACCGAATCCCGAAGTGTGTCGTACACGTTGAATGTTTTAGTTTTGGTCATTTTACACCGTCCCTTTTGATTGATACGATGCGCCCGTCAGCCGGTACATAGATGTCGAAGTACAGGTCAAGCGCGTTAGTGAAAGATGTGGCGTTGCACTGGAAGCGAATACCGCGTTCGTTTTTGATGTGGTAAGTATGGGTCATTTTGTATTTTCCTTTTTTGAAGTTAAGCGCCCCGAAGGGCGCGTGTTGGTTAAACTTGAATTTAGCTTACACGACATACAATAATACATCGTGCAACGGTTGTCAAGTGTTATTCAAATGTTTCGACAGTTATTTTCAACCTTACCCCTTCAGGTAATTCTGATAATAGTCGATTAACACACTCTGAAAAATGCACTTTATTCCCATCTTTACCGATCAACTGCGTCGCGAATCGGTGGTGTTCGGTGTCGCAACAGATGCAGGTGTTCGGTTCCTTACTGTACAACCCTCTGACAGTACCTTCCATTATGAGCGCGTCAGTCGTTTTTGTTTCAGGTGTCATAACGTGTCACCTTCATCTTTAACAATGTTGATCAATTCGTCACTAAGCGCATCAAGTCGTTTGGTGTCCATGCGGGACAGGTCAACACCGTTCGCTGTCAAAGCGTCACATAACGTTGTGTGTAAGGCTTGTTGGACATCGTGCTTGTCCAGCGTCGGCGCGGGCATTGATTTCTCAATCTTTGCGATAACATCCCGAACCGTACGATCTGTGTCACGGTTCAGTAATGTCGTTCTCAACATACGAACGGTGGTCTCTTTTTCTTCGTCCGTCAGTGCGAGCAAACCTTCAGCGCTAACGGCAAGGTAATCGCGCAGGTCTTCGACGCGCATGTGTTGTTTTGCATTTGACCACATCAGTGAATTGCGGTTTGCCCATACGATTGACAATTGAGGCTTCCCCTCGTCGGTGTCGCCCATGTCGATCAAATAAATACGGTGACCGGTGATCGGTATGTCGCTCGTATCCGGCGCACCTTTGACCCATATCGAACCGGTCATAGTGCGACTCCGTGCTTGTCAGTGATCATGTCAGGCCGCGTGATCGGTACCGACTTGGGAGCGTCGACTTCGAACTTGGTGAAGCGGTCTTTGATTCGTATGAATCGCACGCTCGCTTTCTGATCAGGTAGCGCGACAGCTTCGTCTATACCGAGGCGAACATTCTGCGCCGGTTGTCGATGTTGGTCGATGCGTAACATCGCATAGCGTGGACGGTGGCGCGTCACGGTGACGGTGTAAGCTGCTTTGCCTTCACCGACCTGAAAGGTCTCGCCCTTTTTTCTATCAAGATGTAATCCCATTTTACTTTTCCTTTGTTGCGGTTAAATTATTCGTTACGCGGTTCTTACCCACATTGTCGGTACATCAATCTCTCGTACCGTTTTGAATTTGTCAGCGAACACACTCAAGTGACGTGCGAACTCTGCCGATGAAACAATCGCGAGTGTGGCTTCAGGCACTTCGACCTTGGCTTCTTTGTACAAGCCTATGAACTCGCTACTGTCAATTTTTCTGTAATGTGTGATCTTCTTGTTAATGATACGCAAGAACATCGGTTCTTTAATTTTTGCTACTTTAGAGTTAAACATTTTCAAAATTTCCTTATTTGAATTTAAAAAGTGTTGGCTAGGGGTTGTCAGGTTCGAGTTTCTGGCCTTATCCCGTCCGCTCGCTACATCTGTTTCCATCCCTAGCCAACAAATACATAATAGATCAACGGTTGCATGATGTCAAGTAATTTTTAAAATTATTTCATTACCAGCATGACAGCCGTTTTTAACTTTTCAAGTGCGTCGTCGTCTAATGCTTCGAGCGCCTTGAGGTTACACTCTCGGTCGATCAGTAGTATCGCTTGCTGGCGATTGTACCGACGATCAAGTGCAGGAGTCGGCAGAAAACCAGAAAAAGGGCAAGAAGACATTGAAGACAACGGACGCGAAGAAATCATACCGGTAGATTCAGTTCGTCTTCTAGCAGGTAGAGAAAATTGCCAGTAATCTCAAAGATGCGGTTGACCTCATTAATAAAAACCCAAGACTGTCCCCTGTGCTCACACAGCCTTATATGGCTACTGCTTTTTCCATATACCCATATCTGCTTATCAGTTGGGGGCGGAGTTTTACTGCGGAGTTTCCATGGTAGGTTAGTCATTACATACATACCGGAGAACATTTAGGGCAGGTGCAGCACAACATGCGCGGCTTACCCCTGTCCTTGGGGGCTAAGTTTTCTAGCTCCCATTTATCCATAGCGTTATGGGCGCAAGGCTGCTCGCGTTCCTGTCGCTCTTGAGCTTCATGTTGCATACCCTGCTTCCATAGTTCGTGTTCAAATTTAGTAGTCATATTATCCTCACAATTTATTGGTTATGATTTCAAGACTTTGGTCGTTTGATAGTTAACTTGTTTAATATGATCTCCCCATTTTTCTGCAACCTTATGAGCTTCATTTTGTGAGCTAACTTCTTGGACATAAATAACAGTTCCGTTTGAATCCAAACCAACAACGAACCTTGTCTTTTTAAACACACTTTGCATCAATCAATCCTCACAATTTCGGTAGCTCTGTTACTGGTTGGGGTCTAATTAAAACAGCGTGTGATTAGAATGAATGGTCAGTTCGAGTTGACCTTTCTTGTTCTTTGACGTGTGGAATGTCGGCTGCTCGATCCGCGCGATCAGCTTACCGTCAAACGTCACAAAGAATTGCGGAACGCCTTCGTCGTTGTCGTTCTCGCTCAACTGCAGTCGATTCTCTTTCTTCAACGTTTCAAGTGAATGGCGATTGTCAGGGTCATGGTTCAAAACAGCCTTCGCTGTGATACGGTCGACCATCTGATCAAACAATCGTTCCGCCTGTGGTAATTGTGATTCGTGCAAACCCTTCATTCTTCGTCATCCGTTGGGATTTGCACCCCACCCTTTTCGTCAGTGCGTGACAGATCGAGAATGTCTTGATCGCTCATAAACTCGACACTATCACGCCGTTGCAAGTATTGCTTTTCGCACACACCGCACAGCCGACCGACACGCCCGTCAAGTAATCTGACCGACAGCATCCCTTCGTGAGAATCGAACATCTGCGCGTGCTCCTTGTTCATACACAACCGCATCTTCGGATTGCGACTCGCTGCTTGTGTTTCATCCATAGCGTACCCCTGTTAGTGAATCGTTGACCACATCATACACCGCAAGTGCCGACCTTGGTAGCGCGTACTTGTCTTGTTAACGACCTGACTCGCATTTCAAGATCAACGATTGTGTCAATATGCGCGGCGCGATTAATCAGCAACAATTCGATCTCTGCGTCACGTTTCATAATGACCATTAAGAACATCAGGCTGGAGCACAGTGACACGATTGACAATAAGCCGATCAATTGGTGTGCGGTGCTGTTCGTTTGTTGTTCTCGTTTCACTATTTCACCTTTTGGTTGATTCGAGTTAATACAGAATTTTGCTTTTCGCTCAACTCGACACTAGCGGGTAATGCTTGTAAACTTTCAACGAAGTCTTGCTCCCATGCGGACAGCTTGTCGTCATTGTCGACTATACGGTCAAGCATCTTTTCTTGGAAACCGTTCATCGTAAGTGATGGTTACGGTCTTCGTTTCCGCCGCGCCCACCGGTCGATGTTGAACCACCGCCGTCGCCCGAGGGTTCAGGGTCTTTCGGCGCGTTCATTTGCTCAATCGCGAACGCAATCATCTTGTCGGGGTGATTTGCCGCCCACACTAATGGTGCGCGTTCTTCGTCTTCTTCGGCTGCGACTTCGTCCCAAGCATCTTTATCGATATACGTTTGGATTTCTTCTCGGATCATGTCACACATGACCTTCGGTTTGAGGGCGTCTAACTCCCAAGACTTCGAACCGAATTTCTTTTTGTAGTCAGCGAATCGTGAGTCAGTCACTTTGGCGGGGTTGGGTGGTAAGTTGTTCGCCTTGATTTGATCCATGTTCAACGCGATACGACTGATCGTGAATTCTTCGTCACTTAGTCGGCTGAACATCCGTACACGCTCTAAGTTGTCGCGCGTCATGTCAATGCCGGACGGATCGTGATCACCCAAGTGGATCAGCACGCATTGTTTACCCTCTGCGTTTTTTTCTTCGAACCGTTTACCGGCGTCATACATCGCGGTAGCTGACACGTAACCTTTACACGCTAACCAAGGCACCCCATATTCTTCACACGCGATTTTAACCGCGCCCTCTTGTGCTTGTTTCTCGACCCACACTTCGACATAGTGAGATTGTGACCCCCAATAGTCGAACGCGATGTGCCACGGTAAAGTGTGGAACACAGATTCGTTGTCTTCGTTGAACCGGTACAAGCGCGTTATACGCCCTTTGTCTTCGAGTGCATCCCAAGGGAACAACCCGCCTTCGCGTGCGCGCGTGAGTAGCGAACCCAATCGGTCATACGAGTTTTCAGTGTTGAGTATGATGTTGTCGGCAACGAGTTGATAGTAAATCGTGCGCAGTGTCGGCGAGTAGTCCGCCATTTCTTGATACGCAGCCAATGCAGCATCAAGTAATAATTTTGATTTGGCGTGTGGTTTCCAGTTGGTGAATTGTTCAAAGTTCATGGTGCCCTCTTAGCGTTGGTCAAAGTACATATACGTGAGTGCGGCGTAGCATATCACAACAGTTGATAAATTGAAAAGGGTCATACCGACATACGCCGTTTGCTACTTGAGACGGTCGCCATCAAAACAACCAAAGTATGACGGCAGAACAGCACATCACAATAACAGCAACATGGTAAAGTTCTTGTAGCATCTTCATTATGACACCTCGCTGAAGAAGTTAATGATCTTGCGATACCAAGCAACTGGTTCAGGGTCGTCAACCATACGCACGAATATCGTGTGTGTGCAGTTGTCAATATAGCTATACCATGACGAACCGATGAATAAATTCTCTTTGTCATCAAACCCGCTGACACGCAATTCATCCATGAACTTAGCAAAGCGGTCATACGCGCCACTGGTTAAATCATTGGCGTCTTCAGTGACCGACAATTCGAAGTTGTCATCGCAGAACACAAAATTGTGCCACTCGTTAACCTTGATCATGCGTCCACCGAACAACTTGACGTACCGGTTCTCTACAGGGTCGGCATTACCTTCAACCATCATTTGTATTTTCATGGCAGCAACCGCACAAGACTTTCGTTCAGACCCGAAGCCCCGAAAATGATAACGATGATGAACAGGGCGGTAAGACACCCTTTTACTAATTCTTGGTTATTCATCATCGTCACCCAATGTGAACGGTTTAGGTGCCTCGGTGCCTTCGTTCAAGTCGGTGTACATTTTTAGAAGCTGCGCGTTCACACTAGCTTTTAAATGTATCAACTGACCTCGGGTAAGTGCGGCGTACCTGTTTCTGTTGCCCAACTTACCGACACCTTCAATCGCGTCATACAGTTTTTGCAGACGGGTGTTCACAGTGCGTTTGAATTTAGCAGAGTTCGGGTTCAAATTTCCATTCAAAATTGGCGCATTGTTATCATTCTTATTCATTGTTCACAGTTCATTATTCATTGTTCAAACTACAGTATAGCATGTGTTGTGTGTTGATGCAACAGTTAATTATTACTTATAGCGTCACCATTTTTTCATTGTTGGTCATCCGCGTTGTTGTCAATCCAATCTCTAAAGTTTTTGGAACTTTGCAATGTGATTAGAATGAATACTGTTACGATCCAACTACCCAAACCCCATAAGATGAACGCTGTCCCCCAATGTACACCGCGTGTGGTCATCGGTTCACCTGACATCCACATCGCAACAACGATCAATACAAAAACTGTACCAATCACTTCGCTTAAAAATATTATCCTATCCCGCATTTCTCAATTCTCCTGTTTTGGTGAGGCGACCACTATACCAGAAAATACACCCGCTTGTTGAATGTTGCACACAGCATCATCTGTCATAGTGTCGATATGTTCAATCTTGGCTTGTGCAATGATCGGATTGACCAGATCGCGCCGAAGCCAGCGGTACAACATCCTGAAACCGTCGCCGTGTGGTTTTGTCATCTTGTGCGCCCACCGTGACTTTTTTGCACGCGTGTATTGCACAGCGTGCGCTATCTCATGCGCCACGATCACGAACATCTTCAGTTCAGGTTTGATACAGTGAACGCTACCGATGATCGGGTCAGCCGTATACGAAGTGTACTCTTGCATGTGAGTGTTGACACCACGCAACGGTTTGACACCGATCAGAATGTGCGCCTGTGTCGTGGTCTGATTATAGATCGACCCACCGTATGACATGTTGCCGGTGCCGGTCTTGACCTCAAGCGTCATTTTGCGCAGGTCAGGCAATTCATATTTGCTCTTGTTCAGATGCGCCACGCAGCGCCTTGCGTATTTAACCACAATATCATGTTCAACCTTCGTGACCGTCTTGGGTCGGATACTGCGTATCGTCAAACGTTTCGTTTTCGTCATTCGGTGTATTCTCCTTGCTCTGACCAAGTGTCTTCAACCTGTGGTAACGGGTTGTTAATGTGTTGCAATTTATACAGTGACCAGCGGCACGAAACGGTACGGCAATCACTCCCGAACCAGATCACAATTTCACGATAGGCTTCGTGGAAATCTTTATTTTTGTATCCGACTGAAACATTGTAATCATCGACTAAATTCGTCAATTCTTGCTGCCTCGCGAGCACGTCTGAAACAGGTCGAGAAGTGTCAAATTGCTCGCGATAATCAATCAAGCGTTGCAAAATCACTTTTTGCAAATTGGATAGTTTCTGTACAGTTGGCATCGTCTTTTTTCCTTTTTTGAGGTGAAAGTAAACTCTAACATAATTGCATTTTACATGCAACCATTGATGAACGGTTTAAATTTTAAAGTTGAAAAAAGGGTGTTTTGAAAGTGACATGCAAGTGACATGGTTGGCATGTCAGATGTCACTTTGTACATTTTCTTTACAATTTGTTTGCAACCATCGATTAATGGTTTCGATTTTGCAAATACACCGACATGTGATGACATAAACCAACCATGTTCTCAAAAAAGAGCAGTAAGTAGTTATTATATATATATATTTATTATATATATATATTATATTACATATAATATCCCTACCCTGCTTCGTTGGTTTTTACTGTACAGAAACTTTACAATGCGCTTAACTCCCTTCCCTTTAGAGGGGGGTTTCCATGTCAGCATGTTTTTAGTCATTTTTCGCCTTTTTGAAAAACTAGTGCAACACTTGACACACCCATTTTAAAATTTAAACCATTGATCAACGGTTTCGATTTTCATTTTGAAAGTTCATTTGCACCACTTTGCAACCACTGATACACTCGCACTTCCGAAAAATCACAGAGACCCAAAAAATGGAACCTGAACAAAGTTATGAATATTACGCGGAAAATTACAATTTCCGATCCGCCGCATTACCCGCCCATTTCATCGAACCGGATGTGGTCACTCCAGACGGCAGCGATGAAGATATCGATTTGTATATCATCGATGACATTCGCCATTTCAACTCACCTGAGATGATCGAGCGATTTAACCACGCGTGTGTTTGGCCGCAACAGCGCGCATTACCGATTTCACTTTGCACTTCAGCTAGCCAAACCCGAGAAATATATCGAACTGCTTGGTCGCGAAATTGCCAACGCGCAAGACTACCTCGAATTTGTCAAATTATGGTTTGACGAAGAAGCCGGAGAAGACACGCCACCACCCCCACCACCGCCGCTGTCAGACGCCGCACAAGACGAAGTACCCCCTCCCCCCACTATGTTGGCATCAGATGACACGCAATCGTCGCCTGACATCGAGGACGTTGAGCCTGTGACGGTCTCTAATGGGGATGAAGTCATGGGAGAACAGGTCGAAACCGTTTCTGGTGCATCTGACAACGACATCGATGAACAATCGGAAGATGATTCCGGCGATGACGAAATGACTCCAAGGCAACAATGGTTAGCGGCGAAAGCTGCCCACAAAGAAACCGTTGACACGCTCAATCTTGAGATCAAAAACAGTAACGTCAAGAAGCGTGAAGCCGCGGCGCAATGGAAAGCGCACATAGACAACCTGAAGACGCAACTGTCAGAGATCAAAGAAGCCACACCGAAAAAAGCTGACTTTGAATAACTGACCTGATAGGCTGGTTGTCGAAAGGGATTTCGCAGAAACATCGACGGGGGTTTTTCTTCCTCCTTACCCCTGAGTGTTTAACCCTCTGTTTCGGCAGAGGGTTTTTTATTTGACAACGGTTGATTGTTGTGCCACTATCCGCAACACAACATAACCACAGCAACCTAAAAGGCTGAAAAACAATGAGCAACAAGAACCAACAAGAATTTGATCGCATGTATATGAGTTCGACTGAACTGTGTGAAAAGGTCGGCTGCAACCGTTCGACACTATTACACGCACGCCGTCAGGGTAAGACTCCAGCACCGATCAAAGCTGAAGGTATCGGGACGTTTATCTGGAAACGTGACGAAGCTGAAGTCTTCATCAAGCAATGGAAGGCGGAGCGTAAAGCGCGTGAAGATGCCATCATCCAGAAAGAAAAGGATGCGCTAGCTAAAGCGAAAGCGCAGCGTAAGAAATCTAAAAAGACTAAAGCCCGCTAAGTGGGCGCGGGAGCTTACGACCAGCTTCCGCCGGAACTCAAAGAACTAAAACAATGGTGTGTCGCGGGGGGCAATAAAGCCCCGAGTGTCGACGGCGCAAATGGTCTGTACCCTGTCGATGTCAAACGGGTCGACCAATTTTATGACTTTGATGGTGCGGTTGCAGTCGCAGAAAAATACAAAGCCGGTATCGGTTTTGTTCTCACTGAAGATGACCCCTATTCGTGTATTGATTTAGACGTCAAGGATTCTGATAGTCGAGATCGAAACAGTTTGCCATATCCGTCAAAGATGTGGACACCGCAAGAACAACTTGATTGGTACACCGCCATTGTGGACGGTGCGCAATCTTATAGTGAACTGAGTACGTCAGGTAAGGGCGTTCACATTTGGGTGAAAGGTGATATCGGCAAAGGTCGAAATCGTAACGGTCTCGAAATCTATTCGAGTCACCGTTTCATCATCTGCACAGGCCACAGTTTTGATTCGGTAACGTATCAACGCTTGAATGACTTGGTCAAGGTCGAGACCACGTCAGGCGATGTGCGCCCCATTTGTGAACGTCAGTACTTTTTAGATTCCCTCAAAGAACAATGTGACCACGGGTTACCCTCGACCGAAAGTTTCGAACTCGAAGAACAACCTGAAGTGCTCGACGATGATCGTTTATGGGAGCGCGCAGCACAGGCTGACAACCGTGATAAATTTTTGAGATTGGCGGCAGGGCATTGGCAAGGCGAATACGAGAGTCAGTCAGAAGCCGACCTCGCGTTGATGTCGATGTTCTGTTTTTACTCTGACTCAAACGAACAGTGTCGTCGCCTGTTTAGGTTTAGTGAATTGGGCAAGCGCGACAAGTCGACCAAAGACAACCGATATCTTGATGCGACGTTGACGATCATCAGGGCACGTCAGGCGGTCGAGAAGCCACCCAAAGACGATACACAATTCCTGTTTGACCCGTCCAAGATGTTAGCCGAATTCCAAGCCAAGCAAGATGTGGCTATGCGTGCGCAAGAGTTGCAACAGACGGTTGTTAACCAACCGGTGCAACCTGTGGTACTCCCCACTGTCAGCGGTATGGGGTGGCCGGTCGGCGTGTTGGGTCAGTTGGCGTCGTTCATCTATCATTCGTCATTACGTCCGGTCAAAGAAGTGGCGATTACGTCCGCGCTCGGGTTGATGGCAGGTATTACCGGCAAGGCGTACAACGTCAGCGGTACAGGTCTGAACCTGCACCTGTTACTTGTAGCGCGCTCGGGTGTCGGTAAAGAAGCACTTCATAGTGGAGCTGAGTTGGTGGTTCGCTCGGTCAAAGACATCGCGCCGACCATCACCAATTACTTCAACACGGCAGACTATGCCAGCGGTCAGGCGTTGACCAAAGCGTTTGAAGACCAGCAATGTTTTGCACACTTTTCGAGTGAGTTCGGGAAGAAGATCGAACGCATGTCAGGATCAATGCAACGCGGCAACGATCCCATGCAAAGCCTACGTACAGTGATGACACAGATGTACAGTAAGAGCGGGCACGGTTCGTCAGGTGGTGGTATGCAGTTTGCTGACAAAACCAAGAACATTAAACTTGATCAGTCGATTGCGTATACCATCGTAGGAGAGACTACACCCTCGACGTTCAACGATTCGTTAACACCTGACATGATGTCTGACGGATTTCTGTCACGCTTCGTCGCGTTCGAATATATGGGTGAACGCTTACCACGCAACACCGACATCAACACCACGATACCGAATGACCTCGCGCGCATCCTTGGTGGTGTGATCAATAACAGTTCACGATTAATAGAAAACAATATTGTGGTTAACGTGCGCTACACCGAAGACGCGCAACGCGAACTTGATATGTTTGACGCGACGTGTGACGGGCATATCAACGCCGCCGGTGACGATGAAGGTTTGCGTCAGACGTGGACGCGCGCTCACTTAAAGGTGTTGAAGATGTCCGCTATCATGGCGGTGTGTGATCACTTCAACGATCCGGTGATCAATTTGGAACACGTCGAATGGGCGAAGATGGTCGTGACACTTGACGCCCACAACATGCGTGTGAAACTTGAAGACGGTAATATCGGTATTAGTGACACGGCGCGCCTTGATAAGCTGTTGAAGGTTGTCAAAGAATTCTTCGGTTATGGGCGAGCTTTTCCCAAATCGTACAATGTGCCGCAATGTTTTTCGACGTTCGGCTATATACCGCACCCGTACCTTGCACGTCGATGTGCAGCGGCGTCATCGTTCGCAAAAAGTCGCTTCGGGTCACAGTTAGCGTTCAAACACACGTTGCAAGCGGCGCTTGAACACGGGTACATATCCGAGGTTGAGACCACGTCACCGACGTTTGTCGAACAGGTGCGCGGTACGGATGCCGAAGGTTATCGGGCACGGGTATACCGTATTGAACATTTACGTTAAAAAGGGTTGACAGGTTCAACGGTTGCGTGTATCGTAACGCAACAATCAACAATTAATCAACAAAGGAACACTAACAATGCCTGTAAAATTATCCGTAAAAAAACAAACCGCAATTGCTGCGAAATGGTACACAGCGAAGCAAGAATTACGCAAGGCTAAAGAAGCTGAAGCTAAAGCGCGGGCAGACGTCGCTGCTATGTTTGTCGACCCTGTTGAGGGAAGCAAAAACACACTAACGCTTGCTGACGGTTCGGTGTTGAAGATGACCCACCGTATCAACCGCAACATCGACGAAGCTGGTCTTCATGCCAACCAAGCCGAATTTGACACGAAGGGTTTGTCAACTGACGAACTGGTCAAGACAAAACTGACCCTGTCAAAAGGTGCTTACAACAAGCTGAACGCCACACAGAGAAAGTTGTTTGACCGCTGTCTGGTG